CACGAGGATTTATGACACAAGGCGAAAAGAACGCGGAATTTCATTACCGCTACACGGAACGGATTGGGATTATTTGCGGCGACAAACCACCGACCGAAGCGCAAATCGAGCAGGCAACAAAAGAGGCGCGTGAGGCCGTGGCGGAAGTGGCTTACCAAGCCAGTCTTCAAAGCGACAAGGCTCCCTGTTTGAATCTGAAGGAGCACAACGCCTTTCCGAAAGGACGGTGGTAACTATGCCGATATTAGACAAAGTAAAAAACCGAGACTATCAACGGAAATGGTGGCATAAGCATAAAGACGAATTGCTAGTTAAGAGAAACGAACGAAGAAAGTCCGATCCAACTTGGCCGGAGCGTAGAAAAATTTATCAGGCCATTTATCGGGAGAAGAATCGCGCACTAGTCAATCAGCGTTCGAGAGCCTACAAAAAAGCGAACCGCGAATTGGTCAACGAACAAAAAAAAGAATACCGGAAACGGTCTTGCAAAATAATTTCAGCCGAACTCAAGTTTCACTCTATGGTCAAATGGTATGAGCAGAATCCTTTTGTTCACATGAGACTGGAATTTCATTTTTTGATTTTGAAAATTCAAGCAAATATATCCGCCAAAAAAGAACGGAAGATGAATATGCTTGGAGTGTATTCTGACGGCTCGGGTTTTAGAATTAAGAGTATATGCCCGGTCTGCTCCCAAGAATTTACGACAAACCTCGATAATTCTACAACTCAGATTCATTGCTCTGAAGACTGCTACCGTAAATATCGAAGCGCAACAAGTCGCGAGGCTCAAACGCAACGGTATCAAACTAAACACCTTAAACGACTGCTTTCCCTCGGTTCACTCAAACAAACATTGAAACAAGTAACACCATGAAAATAACACAGACACAAAACCAAATCGCCGAACAGTTCATCAGCCTTGTCATACAAGGCACCGAATCGTTAATCCAAGCCGGCCAATTCATCGCCAACGCGATTGACGAACACGGCGAGGACATCATTGAACTCATCTACCAGAAAAACAAAAACTTCTCGCCGCAGTTCATTCGCGGGCTTGAGCGGGTAGGCCGCAAGAAAACCCTGCCGCAACTGTTCACCAGCAACTTGCCCGGTGCGAAGCGGTTGGCGTTGCTGCCGCTATCAATTCAGGAAAAGCACGTCGTTGATCCGGTTCCGCTTCTGATACTCGGAGACAAGACGGACGTTTTACAGGTTAATGTTTTCAACTTGTCGCTAGATCAAGCCACGCAAGTGTTCGCCCGCGACCACGTTCGCAATGAGGCCGAGCAGCGCGCATGGCTGGAAGACCGGCGCGAGAAAAGAATGACGCAACTCCCGAAGGGCGAAGCCAACTACAAGATTAACGGAAACAAGGTCAACATCAACGGCGTGGAATTTACGGCCAAACAACTGGCGCGGATTCTTGCCGATATTCAAAAGTAACGATTGGTAACCATGAGCATGACCGAAACAGGATTGACGAACGCTGGCAGCGTAGTAATCTGCCGGCGTATGGGTGTCACCGTCACACAGGCCGAGAAGGATGCGTTCGCCGCCAAGCTTCAGGCATGGCGCAAGCGCGAAGGCTTCTCGCAGCGCGACGGCGCGATTGCGCTCGGCGTCCCGAAACGCACCTTGCAAGGCTGGGAACTGGCGACCCGAAAACCGATTGCGCTCACAGAGCGGATGATTCTGGCGGTTATCGAGCCGAAGAAACGAAAGGCCAAGAAATGAAAGCCGGCGTCAAAATTGTTCACGGCGTTCGTGAACCGAAGCCAATCATCGGCGCACCTGAAGGCCGTCAGCGATTGCGGATGCGTTCTGACTCCATCGCAAAACTTTTCGTTAAGACAAGCGACGGCATCCGGCAATTCGTGCTTGAAGATTGCGGTCAAACTTGGCGAGCCTGTTTTGAGCAAGCTAGAAACCTTCGAGCATAATGAAAGCCGAGGATGATACTTTCGTTGTCTGCTACAACGTCGAATATAATTGGCCGGCAATAGCGTTTGCCGTTTCGGTTGTTGCGACCATAGTCGTTCTGGTCATTTCCTTCGCGTAAGTAAATGAATAATTTTACTATCAAAAATTTTGCTTCAAAAATTGCGCTTCGAGTCCTTAAAATATGCGAAGCGTCACGTTCGACGCATGATTAAATCCGCTGGAAAAGTCAGAAAAGAAAATTGGGCATGATTTAATTTCAAGTTTAAGCCGCGTCAAAAAGACGCGGATTTTTCATTTTAAGATACCGTCTCCCCTCTTATGTGGATTCAACCGACCCGCTTAAAGACGCGCCAAACACGCTCCAAGTGCCACCACCGGCACCCGAACTAACCGCCGGCATCAAACCCGGCGATGCGGCCATCCTGCTCAAAGGCGACCTCGCCAACATCGCCAAAAAGGTCAAGGGCGGCAAAACACTTTCCAAAGCCGAGCGGGATCTGCTTCATGCGTCCGTTTCCGGCGGTCTGCCATCGCAACAGGAATACTGCGACACGCAAGACGATTTGGCGCGGCTCATCGGTGTAACGCGAAAGACAATTCAACGCTGGCGAAAAATCGAAGGCTCACCAGAGCCCAGAGCAGACGGTCGTTGGCACGTCCCGTCTTGGCGGCAGTTCAAAATCAGTCGGCAAGGTGATGACGAGGATGAGGAAGAAAACCCGATTGCATCGGTTGCTCGCGCCAAGCAAATCCTGCTTCAGAACGAGCGCCTTGAAATGCGGATTCTCGCGGAAAAAAAAGAACTGCTTCCGAAGGTTGTTGAACAGCAGATTTTTTCCAAGCTTATCATCGCCGCCAAGACGCGCTGTTTCACCAGCGTTACGCGCTTCGTCACGCTCGCCCGAATGGCCGAGAACTCAAACAAAGCCGCCGAGGAAATCCGCAAGGAAATGATTTTGATTTGGCAGGAACTCGAAAAAGGCGAATGGCGAAAGTAAGAATCAACCCAGAAGACTGGCAGGAAGCTGGAGACGAGTTTGCAAAATTTCTTTGCTCCGTCTGCTCGCCGCCGTCCGACGAACCCACGGAAGTCTTCGCCGAGAAGAATGTAGTCGTTCAAGACGGCCCGTTTGCCGGTTCCATGTGGCGGCTGCAGTTCACACCTTTCGCCAAGTTCATCTTCGCCGGTTGCCGGACGGCCGGAGTCAAGCGCGTCACAATCATGATGTCGGCGCAATATGTCAAGACGATGGCGCTTCTGATTGATTTCCTTCGCAACGCTGCCGAAGACCCGGCAGACACAATGTGGGTGATGGCCGATGCCGACCAGATGGCCGAGTTCATGGAAAAACGGTTGATGCCTTACATCGAAGGTTGTGTGCCGGTTGAAAAATTGTTTCGCGGCAAGGCGCGAAGTTTGCTCCGGTTCGAGACGTTTAATTTGCTTCTGCGCGGATCCAACTCGCGGGCAAAACTTCAGTCTGACCCTATCCGCCGGGTGTATTGCGACGAGCGCCGCGAATGGAAGCCAGGAGCGATTGACCTGCTCCGCAAACGTATGCGGACATTTCCGAACGCGCTGGAAATTTCCGCCGGCACCGCCGGCAAAGAAAACGACGAGCTCCACGCCGATTATCTGGAAGGCTCGCAAACGCGGGCGCACATCCAATGTCCAAAGTGCGGCCATTCGCAGCCGATACGATTTTCGAAAGACGCAACCACGCTTTGGCCGAAACCGCGTGAGTGCGGCGGTTTCCTTTGGGACACCAACGACACGACCAAGCCCGGTGGCGAATGGAACTATGCCGAGGTCGCCAAGACAGTTCGCTTCGAGTGCGAAAACCCGCAATGCCGCGCCACTTTCAAGAACGCCCAAAAATATGACCTCATCCGCACTATGCACCCGCACGACTACAACCCATCGGCACCGCCGGAGTTCAAGAGCTTTGGCGGCTCGGCATTTGAAGCAATCTGGGAGTCATGCGATTGGGACAAACTAGTCATTGAATTTTTGAAGGCGGTCGAACAGGCCAAGCTTGGCAACGTCGAACCGCTCAAAGCTTTCATCACCGAAACTTTGGGCGAGCCTTGGAAAGACGAAATTGGCGTTGTCGAAGATTACGGTTTTCTTGAAGCCAGAAAATCGGACTACGGTTTTGGTGATGTATGGCCGGACGAAATTACCCGCTTTATGGCGGCAGACCGGCAAGAGGCCGGCGGCGAACATTATTGGTATGTCATTCGCGCTTTCGGCCCGTTCGGTAAATCGCGTCTCATCAATTACGGACGTTGTAACAGCAAGCTTGAACTGGAAGAGACGCGCCAGCGGTGGGAAGTGCCGATTCAAAACGCCGTCATTGATTCCGGTTACAACGCCACGGACGTTTATAAATTTTGTCTCTCGACCGGATGGAAAGCTTTCAAGGGTGACGACGCGGAATTTTTTATGCACCGGTCAACCAAGACCAAAAAGGTGATTCGCCGCCTTTGGGAAATGACCCGCGTTGATCCGTTCATGGGCACGGCCAACCAGTCGCGCCGGTCAATGCCGCTTTTTCGATGGAGCAACAACGGCATCAAAGACGCGCTGACGACTTACATGAACGGCTTGGTCGGCGAATGGACAATCCCCAAAAAGTCCCCGCGCCAATACATGAAGCAAGTCACCGCCGAACGGCGCGAAGAGGTCACCGACCTTCATGGCCGGGTAAAATTCATCTGGAAACGCAAATTCAGGGACAACCATCTTTTTGACTGCGAGTTGATGATTCATTGCGCCGCCATCATCACGAGGATTTTCCAAGCTGGCTCAAAAGTGGATGGTGGTAAGCGATAGCGTCTCCCCTCTGTAAATGGCAGCGAATCGTTATCTTCAGATGCGGGCGATGATTTTGGCGGTTGTGCGAACCGCCGAGGCCCAGACCGAGGCGACAGAAGGGGCGGCACCGACAACGGTGACACCGGCTTCCGTCCTCGAAGGCATTGTCATGGGCAAGTTTGAAACGGAGCTTCAAGAAGGTAAAACGCTTATTTCCACCAGCGAAGCCGGCGGCACCACTTCTTTTTCAATCGTCGGTGGTTTGAACCCTTCCGACATCGTTGAAATTGCGATGGAAGCTTTAACGTGGCTCCAAGACCAGCCCGACCCGAATAACCCGCCGGTCTATCCGACCAAACGCATCAAACGGATGCGTGCATCTTTCGCCAAGGCCACGATATGAAGCCAAAGTTTTCAACCGGAGGCCCGCGCTTCCGCAGCACGGTATTGCCGCAAGCTTTGCCGGCCAACCGTGTTCGTGACCCGCAACGGGCTTCCACTCCGAACGGATTGGCAACCGACACTTACAATTTCGCTAGCCCGCCGCCCGCCGTTAATAACGACGGCATGGGAAATTATTTCGGAGCTCTGCGCGTCTCGAATGACCGGAGCGGCATCCCATACGCCATGGTTCACTTGCGTCCGCAAATTTTGCGGCTGCTTAACGGACTCAATCGCAAGATGCTGGCGGCGGTCGGTCGGTATCTCGTGGACAACGGCGGGGTAGCATCTTACGCGGTTTCTCTAATCGCCAACTATTCCGTGCCGGTAACTCCGCACTCGCTTTGTGAGGACAAAAACGCCGCTCTAAAATACGAGGAGTATTTTCAAAATTGGTGCAAGATTTGCGACTACACGCGCCGCTTCGATTTTGACGAGCTTCAGCGGATTGTCTGCATGGCGATTGATACGGATGGCGACATCGGCGCAACCATGACTTTGAAGAGCGGATTTCCGCAGGTGCGCTTTTTCGACACGTTCCACATTGGCAAGTTGACCGGGCTCGATCCAATGGACGGCATTGTTGCCGACGACAAAGACGGCGGTGTGCTGAAAGGCTACCACGTTATTGAGGGCGCGATTGATACGCTCGAAAGTCAGGCGCTTACCTTCATGCCGGTCGAACAGCTTTTGTTACTTCGCGACCCGGCCCGTTACGACAACTATCGCGGCTACTCGCCAATCCGTCGCGGTTCAAATGACTTGCGCGACCAAGAAGACATCAAGGCTTTCACTAAGCTGAAAGAAAAAATTTCCGCCGCGCTCGCCGCCGTCATTCAGCAAAACGGCATGGTTGAAGAAGACCTTTGGGGAAACGATTCCGGCTCAACCGGCACCAACGCGGTTACGGCTGACGACCCTAACCAGCAACCGAACGATAAAAAACTTTCGCTGGCTGAATTGCTTGGCGGTGACATCCCGATTATCGAAGGCGAAATCAAGCAGCTTGAGCACAAGGCGCACGGCGTCAACGCCATTGAATTTTTGAACTACCTTGCCGGCCAGTTCGTCGCCGGCCTCGACATTCCGCCGTCTTTCTTTCTCGACGAGAAATTGACCGGCCCGAACATCCGTGCCGTCATAGGCAAGGCGCAACGCAAATTTGACCAGCGCAAAAAAGTCATTTCCCGTTTCGTTGAATTTTGTTGGATGCGCGTAATCGCGCACGGCATCGCTACCAAGCAAATCCCCGCTACGGCAGGATGGGAAAAAATTTCGTTTCAATTTCCGCCGTTGCTTTCCATTGACCTGGGCGACGTAATGGCGAACGAGCGTGCCGACGTGATGGTCGGCCAGATGAGCGAGAAGGAACGCTTTGGCAATCGCGGTAAAAATTCCATCGCCGAACACAAGCAGATTGTCAGCGAAGTTGACACCAAGCTTGACGCCGCGATGAAGCTTTATTCGAAGTATAACGAGAAGGTTCCTTTGCAGCTTATCCTTACCCGCTTTGGCTTCGCCGCTTCTGTCTCCACGGCAGTTCCGCCGGAAGATTCCAAAACCCAAAACACCGAACAAAAATGAAAACATTTCTGAAACGCCTTGCTTGTGACGTGCCAATGATGTCGGTTCAAAACCTCGACTTCATCCTCTCGAATATTCCGACGACTGCGGACATTCAATGCGCGGAGCATCCTTACTTCAAAAACATGCGGCAAAGCGTTGCGCCCAAAATCGAGCAGCAAGGCGACGTCGCCATTGTTCCGGTTCAAGGCACGTTGGCTTACAACCCAGACCCATTGGAAATGATTTACGACGGGGTTGAAGATTCGCGCATCATCACTTCGTTATTGAGCCAAGCGGCGGCGGATCCAAAAACCAAAGGCGTTCTGCTTCGCATGGACACGCCCGGCGGCATGTTGCTTGGTGGCCCTGAAATGGCTGATGGCGTGGATTACTGCCGCGCCTTGGGCAAGCCGGTTGTGACTCACGTTGGCGGACTTGGTTGCTCGCTTGGTTACATGGTTGCGGCCCGCTCCAATTCCATCGTCGCAAATCGCAGCGCCATTGTCGGCAGCATCGGTGTGATTTCATCCGTGACGGATTATTCTGCCATGTTGGAAAAACTTGGCATCAAGTTCGAATACTTCACGAACGACGAAGCGATATTCAAATCCGCCGGAGCGATTGGCTCGAAACTTACCGACGACCAACGCGCCCAGATCAAGGCCGGAGTTAATTCGGCGTTCGACCTTTTCAAGAGCATGGTTTCTTCGAACCGGCCACAGGTAAAAGCCGAGACGATGCGCGGTCAAACCTTACGCGGCTCGGAAGCAAAAAACGCCGGATTGGTTGATGCCATTGGAGATGAAAATTACGCGCTGTCAGTTCTGCGCTCGCTGATGCCGAAGAATTAAAAAGATAGCGTTCCCGCTTTTACGAATTACGGAGCCAATCGCTAAACGAACCAAAAACTTTATGAGCCAAACCGCATTACCCGACCAGAAAGACGTTCTCGCCGAACTCACCGGCATGAAGGATGCGCTGGCGAAAACTGGCCTCACACTCACCGATTTAATTTCGCAGCACGCTTCGTTGACTGCGGGCAAAGCCACCGTTGACGGTGAAGTCGCCAAGTTGACCGGCGACAAAGCGAAGCTGGTTGCGGGTGCGACGTTGCCGACTGATTTGGTTTCCGCTGCGAACTCCATTGCGGCGCTCACCACGGAAAACGCGACGCTGAAGAATAACGCGAAGACCGTTGATGAAGCCGCTGCGGCGAAGATTGTCGCGCTTGGCTTCACGGACAAGACCAAGGCCGGCGGCGCTGACGCTAGCAAGAAGCCGCAGACGTTGACCGAAAAAGTTCTTGAGGCAAAAGGCTGCAAGTCCATCGAGGACTTGAACGCCAAGACCGAAGCTGAATCGACCAAGAACAAGGAATAATTCGCTGGCAAATTTTAACA